ATACTGGATTCAATTTTGCTAAGACAGATAATAAAACTTTTCATTTCCAATAGGCCTCGTTTCTCTTGACCACTAGATCATTTGGCAAACTTCTGCCTGTTTTTTTACGTTTGCCCTTGAGATGGTCAAGATATGCACCCCAGGCACTGTTGATCAAAGGATGTCCTTCGCCGGTTATGAGATTGCCGCTCCAGTCCAGCTGCTTGAGACTGTGACGACTACGCACAGCATCAAACACAAAACTGTCGTGCCATTCAGGCAAGGTAAAGATGCCAGACTCTGCATTGTCATAAAAGTTCTGGAAATCCGCAAGAAAATTCTTTACCGCGGCACTGGGTAAATGCATGGCATACAGACCACATTCTGAAAATTTGTTGCGTCGTCCAAGATAACACAGTTCAGCTGAATCTGGACACAGTTCGTTCAGTTTTTGCTCAGACACCGCGCTGTGGCACACAGTATCAGCATCCATCCACAACAGCCACTGTGCTGGGGAAGTACGAGCACAATGAAAAATCGCATACACTTTATGAGCAAACCTCACAGCATCCCACTTGAATCCTTTGCCAGCATCTTTTCTTTTGTTTCGCACAGGATCATTACTGACATCTCCCGTGGCATAGGGCACGTTTTGCCAACGCTGCTTGAATGCCACTAGATCCGGACAATTTGAATCTAAGTCCAACACTGTGAGATTGGCAGCAGATTCAACCACTTTGCAATTTTCTGCATACACCACTAATTGAACTGTTTGTGGCCAATTTTGCAAAAAGGTCTGGATCATGCGTTGACCATACAGATTGTAACCGTCTTGATGAAAGGTGGTAACTACTGAATATTTCATAGCGATACTTATGATCAAAACCATAGCCTATTTTCCTAAACAGTGTGCTCTAAACAGTGGTCCCGTAATGGAAGCCGTTTTGGATGTGTTTCAGGCTTCGGGTATTGACACCCAAGAAAACAGTCGCGACAGCGATGCTGCTGTGATTTGGTCAGTGCTGTGGAACGGACGCATGTTGGCCAATCAAGCAGTGTATCAACACTACCGAGACCAAGGTCGCCCTGTAGTGGTATTGGATGTGGGGGCGCTGCATCGCGAACGTACCTGGAAGGTCGCGGTCAACAACATCACAGCCCAAGGTTATTATGGGCATAAAGAAAATCTTGATCTAGACCGGCCTCGACGACTCGGTATCAGTCTGGCAGAAAGATCAGGATCAAGACCAGAAATTTTGGTGGCAGCACAGCATCTACGCAGCCAACAGTTGGCCGGAGTTGATCTAGAGTCCTGGATAGGGTCCATAGTTCTACAGTTGCGTCAACACACAGACAGACCCATTGTGGTTAGGCCGCACCCAAGGTCTACCTTGAATTTTCAACGACTGCCCCAAGGTGTAGTGATTGAACCGCCACGCCGCATCATCAACACCTATGACAGCTTTGACATTGACTACAATTTTCATGCTGTGGTCAATTATAATTCAGGACCCGGCATTCAAGCAGCCATTGCAGGATCACCTGTGATAGTTCATGAAACCAGCCTTGCGCATCCTGTGAGCAGTGCAATTTCACAGATTGAAACAGTGCAAACACCGGATCGTGAAACATGGTTGATTGAAATCTCTCACACCGAATACACACTAGAAGAAATTAGACGAGGAAAATGGCTGCGAAGAATAGCACCAGCTTTGACGACCCAGTGATAGACTTTGGCTGTTTAATACACGGCACTGCCTATGACTGGACCTATGTTGATCGCCTGTACAACATGGTGCGCAGAAACATCACAGGCGAAATGCGTTGGCATGTATGGACCGAAGCCGAACGTGAAGTTCCTGCACACATGATCAAACATGCTTTGATTGACTGGCCAAGTATTCGTGGACCTCGCCGGGCCTGGTGGTACAAGGTACAGATGTTCAATCCCTACTTCCACACCGGCAATCTCATGTACTTTGACCTTGACACAGTGATTGTGGGCAACCTTGACTGGGTGCGCAATGTTGACCCTTCAAAGTTTTGGGGCATGCGTGACTTTCGCTACCTGCAACGTAGACACACAACCAAGTTCAATAGCAGTGTGATGTGGTTCAATGTGACAGATTTCAGTTATGTTTGGCAAGAATTTGCACGCCACAATGTAAATGAAATCACTCGTCGCTTTCCGGGTGACCAAGACTTCATCACAGTCACAGTTCGCACAGAACATCAGAGATTTTTTCCTGATCACCTGTTTCAAAGCTATCGTTGGCAGGCCTTGGATGGTGGTTTTGATTTCCGACGCAGAGTTGCCAATCAACCCGGCAGCGGAGTCACAATCAGCCCTGACGCTGCGGTGCTGGTGTTTCATGGATCACCCAAGCCGCACGAAGTACAGGACAGCATTATTCAAAGTCTTTGGTGTTGACAGTTGACCAAAATTCCCCAATCTCGTACAATATGGGTACTGTGAACTTTGAGGGAGTTAACAATGGTGCAACTTTCTATTCAGGATGTTAATTCAGCAATCATGTTTGGTTCGTTTACAAACGAACAACTTTCTAGCATTGCAGATGCTATCAAGTATCGTCGCAGTCAAATTAACAAAGAAACAAAACGAGCACTGATGCCAGGAGATGTTGTTCAATTCACGCATCCACGTACCGGGCGCACACATCAAGGAAATGTTGTTAAAATCAACATAAAAAATGTCAAGGTGCGTGAGAACAATACCACCTGGAACGTGCCTGCTAATATGTTAACAGTTGCATAATCAGCAACTGTTGCTGATCTAGCAACAGATCGCGGTTGACCAAAAAGAGCCCATTTGCTATAATATTGGTACAGTAACTAATAAGGAGCATACGTAATGAGCAAGCTTACCGAATACACTTTTGAGATCTACAAAAAAGACCGTCGTATCAAAAAGGACGAGCGTTATGGTCGTAATAAAGCAGGTCTCCGTTTCGTAGAAGTCAAGGACTTTGCACCAGTTACCCAGGCCTATATTGAAACACTGGCCGACGACTTCCGCAAAGAAGGCTTGGTTGTGTATGTGTATGAGACTTTTGTAACCCGTAAGAACATGATGTCGGGCAAAGAGTATCAGGAGCGTTATGATACTCCGTACTATTGCTCACCGTCTAGCGAAACTTTTTGGAGCGCATAAATTGGTTGACCATAATTCTCCATTTTGCTATACTATTGAAACTTAGACAAAACACAAAAGGAGAGCAACATGGCAACAACCATCACCGTAGCACAAATGATTCAGGCACTGCAAGCTCTGCCTCCAGAGGCTCAGCTGGTAATGACCGAGAGCGGTTACTACTCCGGCTCAGAGTTCGCAGAGATCCAGCTGCCTGAAGCCTACACCACAGAGGCACGGGAGTACGACTATCATGGTGTCCCCAAGGGCACCGTGGTCTACTCAATCGGTCACAGCCACCAGTCTTATTGATAGGAGAACATCATGTCCAAGATCGAAAAACAAATTTTCACATTGGCACAAGAAATGGGCGACCCATATGGCTTTGGATCTGACACTGCTGACTACATTGCCTGTGAACTCCAGATATCTACCGATGAGGTTGTTGAAGTTTTTGACAAATATACTCGTGCTGCCTGGAAAACCGTTGAAGTCTAACATTTGATCAAAAAGGATTTTGACATGGGCTATGCCGTACTAGGTGAGCGCGATGCACGTTGGCAACCGCGCCGGGGTCTTGAAGGTCCGTTCTTCTTTGCCACTGGTCGTGTGCTTTACTACGATGTCAAGGAAGGCGAGTATTGGGATCCGCTGACCGATTTCTACGTGCCTGCTGACGAGGTGGCTCTGCTTCACAACGAGTTGGCTCGCATGCTGTCTAAATAACAGGAGATTGAAATGATTAACAAAGAGTTCTTATTGATTTTATTGGCCATAGCCATAGGTGTATTTCTGGCTCTGGCTTATTACCCCAGCGATCAACGCACAATTGATTGCAGCATCGCGGAAATAAGCCCGGACTATACCAATGAGATGAAAGAAGCCTGCAGAAAAGAAAGGATGGCACGATGAATGATTTAGTCAATAAATTGAAGTCACAATGTATTGACACTTACCAGGTGGACAGTTTTAATACCGAGAAGTTCGCAGAACTCATTGCTAGAGAGTGCGCCCAAGTGTGCATGAGCCGCGCTGACCGTAACGCCATACTCACACTGTTTGGTCTGCCTGTGCCCAGTGATGTCAAGTATCAAGCGCCGCCGGTGAAAAACAGTGTTGAAAGTCAATATCATCGGGACCTACAAATTCCTGGAGGTCGTGGGTAATTGTCACAGTTGACTGTGTGAGTGGGAGACAGACATGGAAATTATTGTTTGGATACTGAGTGTACAGTTGTGGACCGAAACAGACAAAATCAAATTTGTCTACAACAAGGAATATGCCACATACGAGCAGTGCATGGAAGCCCGAGAAACCTGGGCAGCCAAGGAGTTCCGATCTTTTTGTTTGATCAAATACAAATCGCCCGCTGCGGCAAAATAATGTTGCTGAATCAGCAACATTGACTGAAATTCTCTGTTGTGCTAATATAAGTTTCTCAATGGGAGGCACTATGCAAACTCTGCGTGAATTGGTGGTTTGGACAGCAACCGGTGCAGCAATAGGCGCAACTGTTGCTGTTTTGCTATTGGCCGGGAATCATCTAGCCCAGGTCCTGCTGACTTGACCAAAAATCCCCTATCCTGTAAAATAGTGGTACAGTAAACAACAAGGAGCAAACATGCTAGAAGTCACAGAATTCCGTGGTCGTGTTTACAATCGACGTCACGGTGGTGCGTTTGATCGCGGCAGCGCAGACAGTTACTATCGCAGACCGCGCGACCCGCACTATTATGAAGGCGGTACTGGTACCAGCGCCAAAGTCATACCAGAGCCAGGCAGTCGTGAATACATGGACTACATGGCCGGCTATGAGTACAACGAGCTGCAAGGCGATTTCAAAAACTGGGATTGATCATGGACCGACCCAACTACAATCAAAACCAATATACCGTGCGATACACACTGAATCGCAAACGCCAGATCCGTGAGGCAATAGATGATCTATTGACCGAGCTGCATCAGGCACAATTGGACATGATTGATCAGGCCGTGAATCACAGCGACCTGCGTCAGGCCAACGAACTAATTGACTACATCAGGGGACTGAAATAATGGATACATTTCTGATTCAAATTGAACACGATCCGGTGGCGGGTTCCTACATGGCCTGCTACAGCAACGGTGCCAATGTCATGCTGGCGGCTGGTTCCTACCAAGATGCAGTGCTGGAAGCCGACATGCTGGACCCTGCAGAATATGACTGCGCCTAGACCTTGTTCAGTGGACTTGGGCACTGCTCAGTTGGTAGCAGCCCAGGGTCCGTGGGGGCCGCCCATGTCGCTGTATACCTGCACAGGGTGCGGATTCACCGGCTTTGACACTCAGTTGTATTTTTACAACACCCCTGCAGACCGCTGTATTTGGTGCAGAAAATACCCCAAAGTTGCTAAAAAAACAACAGTTGACAAAAAAGACTAGATCCCATATAATAATGACATAACGTAAAAACAAGGAGCAAAAATGAGCACAATTCGTATTCTGCGTGGCAGCTATCGTAACTTCCCGATTGAAAATACTGTGTTTGAACTTGTGTCTGGATTCCAGACCGGCGCCAAAGGCAATTACGTTACAGTCAAGAACAATGGCACTTTCCCTAAATTTAGCGATGTGATCCGCGTCCGAGTTGACAGCATCGCAGACATGGAGTATACCAACAGCATGAATATCGACAACACTGTAAAATTTGACAAGCCCGTGGCAGCACCAGCGGAAACCGACGAGCAGGCCATTCAGCGCATTCGTGAGCGTTTTGAAATCCTGCATGAAATGACCAAGGCCACAGTCAACGGCGACATCCGTGCCATGATTGTGAGCGGCCCGCCCGGCGTTGGCAAGAGCTTTGGTGTTGAGCAAGAAATTGAAAAGGCCACACTGTTTGACAAACTGGCCGGCCGACGCCTGCGAGCCGAGGTTGTGAAAGGTTCGGCTACACCAATCGGCCTGTACATGACCCTGTACAAGTATTCTGACCCCAACTGCGTGATTGTGTTTGACGACTGTGACTCAATCCTGTTGGACGACGTTGCACTTAACCTGCTGAAAGGTGCCTTGGACTCAGGCAAGAAGCGCACCATTAGTTGGTTGAGTGAGTCTAGCGCTCTGCGTCGCGAAGGCATTCCTGAGCGTTTTGAATTCAAGGGTAGTGTGATCTTTATTACCAACCTCAAGTTTGACAAGATGAAGTCGCAGAAACTGCGCGACCACTTGGATGCATTGCAGTCACGCTGCCACTACTTGGACCTTACCCTGGACACCATGCGTGACAAGATCCTGCGTATCCGACAGATTGCCGACGACGGTGTGTTGTTTGATGGCTATGATTTTGAGCCTGTACAGCGCGACGAGATCATCCAGTTCATGGACGACAACCAGAATCGTCTGCGTGAAATGAGTCTGCGCATGGCACTGAAGATTGCTGACCTGCGCAAGATGAGCCCCAACTGGCGTCGTCTGGCAGAGACCACTTGCATGAAGGTTGGCTAAAGATTGCTCCCGACTGTGTGAACAACACAGTCTTTTACACAGGCACTTCGGTGCCTGTTTTTTTGAGCAAAATTTCTGCCATGCTGTACAGTGTGCGCCGATCCAGACTCATGGCAGCATGTATGATTTTGCTAGGCCGCAGTCGCAGTTCACGACACCAGTCATGATAGTCCTCGCCAAATGTGTTCCAAAGATAGTCCACGGGAATTTGTTGCATGGCAGCGATTCCAACCCGCATGGTCACTTCTGATATCATGCTGTGCTGATTGAAGATAGTGATGCTGTCACAGGGATCATGATAGCGATGATAACGTACACCAATGCGATTCCAGGCCAAGCCAAGACCTTTGCTGAGACTGAATGCAACAGACTGGATAACCGGACTGCTTAGATTCAAGTCAATGTCTCGTGCCGAACCCAGCCAGGCAGCGTCAATGTGTATGGGAATGAGTTTTTGTTCACATTCGGCCACGATGTCCGACCATTGCCAATGCATGTCCAGCGCACCAGGAAATGGTGCTGCTATCAACACCGGAACACCAGGCTTGAGCGCACCCACCTGTGCCCAGGTCCGTCCCGGTGCCAGGCGACGGTAGTAACGGTAGTCGTGTTCAAAAATTTGCAAACCATCAATGCCATGGCGTTGCAGCAGGTTGTCAATGAAATGATTGCAACCCTGTATCACACAGCGTTGCCCAAACAGTTCAAGTCCGCGCACACGGTTGAGTTCGCTGCTTAGAAGGTAGTCATGAAAGGTGGCAATGAAAGTTGCTGACACATCAGTGCCACGATACATGTGTCCCTGTGCGGTGACTTGATCTTGAAAGTCCTGAAACAGTGGTGGCTGCAGAGGTGGAAGACTGCGAGTGTTGAGTTGATCTTTAGACCACATAGGTGTGTATCACAATGGCCTGTTTGCTGACATGACCCAGGGCTCTAAAGTCATTGCTGACATGAGCCAAGTGGCTGTCCCACCATACCAGGTCGCCTGGGTTCCAAGTGATCCATTCACGCACGGACACTTTCTGCAGCTGATGCAAAGGCACATGCGCAAGATCTTGTTGTAGATGCACAGCATTGTGTTCAACGCAGGGCATTTGCTCAAAATCACTCAAGGTTTCATTAAATACAACAGTGGCAGCCTGTGAACACAATGAAACATCATTGTCCACACTGTAGGGAATCAAACAACTGACATGATGCTTGCCCTGGGGTTCTGGCAACGGCTTGAGGTCATGATGTATGCCAAATGGGTCATGGCAATCCAAAAGCATGCCAAAAATCAATTGCACATGGTCGCCAAATTGTTGTTGTATTCTTCGGAAACAACAGCGTTTGAACCATAGATAGGCCAAATGCTTTTGATCAACACCGTAGATGGCATTGCCAGCACCTTCATATTCCACTGTGGGAAAACGACGAAAGGTCCGAATCATGTCCTCGACTTCAACTTGATCAAACAATCCAGGAATTACACCGCAATGAAATTTGACATCTAGCACAAAAATATTTATAATACACTCATGAGACAATGCCAAATAGTGGTCAAGGACGAAGTCAATGTGCGTATTCAGGGTCTTGATCTTGAAACACGCAAAGATTTGGTCAAGGCCTTCAAATACGATGTGCCCTATGCAAGATATCTACCGGCTGTGCGACTGGGTCGCTGGGATGGCAAGGTCAGCTACTTTCAACTGGGCGGTAGTACCTACATCAATCTTTTGCCTGAAATACTGCCGGTGCTGGAACAGAATCACTGGGACATTGAACTGATTGACGAACGTGACTATGCTACCACGTTTGAATTTGAAGCCGTGGATGAAAACAGTTACGGCCATGTGCTGTGGCCCAAGGGGCATCCACAGCAGGGTCAGCCCATGCAGTTGCGGGATTATCAAGTAGAAATCATCAACACATTTCTTGGCAATCCTCAATGCATCCAAGAGGTGGCCACAGGTGCAGGCAAAACTGTGATCACAGCGGCCCTGAGCAATGCAGTCACCCCACATGGTCGCAGCATAGTCATAGTGCCCAACAAGAGTCTTGTGACACAGACCGAGACTGACTATGTGAACATGGGACTGGATGTGGGTGTGTTCTATGGTGAACGCAAAGAATTTGGACGCCAACACACCATATGCACCTGGCAGAGTCTCAACGTGCTGCTCAAGAATACCCGGAATCACGAAGCAGACATCACCATACAAGAGTTTCTGGAAGATGTTGTGTGCGTGATTGTGGACGAAGTACACATGGCCAAGGCTGACGCACTCAAGACTTTGTTGACAGGTGTCATGAGTCAAATACCCATGCGTTGGGGGCTGACAGGAACCATACCCAAAGAAAAATTTGAGTCTGTGGCACTGACTGTGAGTCTAGGCCCAGTGGTGAATCGTCTAGCAGCCAGTGAACTGCAGGATCGCGGTGTGCTGGCTCAGTGTCATGTCAACATCGTGCAACTACAGGACCATGTGGAATTCAGCAACTATCAGAGCGAGTTAAAGTATCTTCTAGAAGAATCTGGCAGACTTGATACCGTGGCCGAGTTGATTGCTCGTGTGCGTGACACCGGCAACACTCTGGTGCTAGTGGATCGCGTGGCAGCAGGCATGGCCTTGGTAGAGCGTCTGGGCGACCGTGCTGTGTTTGTGAGTGGCGCTACCAAGACCGCAGAGAGAAAAGAACACTATGATGAAGTTGCAGAAACTGATGACAAAATTATTGTTGCTACCTATGGTGTGGCTGCTGTGGGTATCAATATTCCCCGTATCTTTAATCTTGTACTTGTTGAACCGGGAAAAAGCTTCGTTAGAGTTATACAATCAATTGGTCGTGGCATCAGAAAAGCTGAAGACAAAGACTTTGTGCAGATCTGGGACGTGACCAGTACGTGCAAGTTTGCCAAGCGCCATCTAACCAAACGCAAGGTGTACTATCGCGAAGCCAACTATCCTTTCACTCAAGAACGCTTGGAGTGGATGAAAATCAAATAATGGGTACAAAAATTTTTGAACGATTTGAAAAAGCATTGACATGGGCTTGGACGTTGACCTGTTAGAACAATACATACCATCAACTGTGACAGGTGTGTTTGTGGAAATTGGTAGTGATCGCATGCAAGGCAGCACTGCCAAACTAGATCAAATGGCTCAACGATTCGGCACCAAACTGATATCAGTAGATATTTTACCCCATGCTCAACAGAGATTACAAAAACAATTGCCAACTGTTGAGTTTGTGGTTGCTGCTGGGTCAACCTGGGCCAAAACATTTCAAGGTACCATAGACTGTCTGTTTTTAGACAATTATGACTACGCCAAAACATCACAGGAATATCAAGACACTGAGTGGATATTTGGACAGTATCAAAAACACAGCAATCACGAAAGCCAGTTAGAGCATCTACGGCAAGTGTTGGCATTGCAATCGCACATGTCGCCCCAGGGCATAATTGGCTGTGATGATACCTATGTGGACAATGGCGTTTGGTTAGGCAAGTGTGGCCCTGCGGTGTGCTGGCTATTGGTTAATGGCTGGCAGGTCATTGATCAACAGGCATATGGTGTGATATTACGTAAACAAGAAGAAATTGCAACACAATCATGAACAAAAACATTGACTTGTTGAGGCAAACACCGTAAACTACAAATATGAGAATACTAACACTAGACAATGAGTGCTATGATCTAGATCATTTGCCAGAAGAGGTAGATGATTTGAGATTCGCAATACTGGACAACAGTGACCCACGTGATCCTGACTATCATTTCATCCCTCTAATTTTTCTAGAAAGCTTTACCAGTCCTGCACTGGTACTGCGTATAGGCAACCACACAGTCAAGATGCCCATGGACTGGCAGATCCTGATAGGCGAGCCTGATCTTGGAGACCTCGAAGTGCTGCCCTTGACCTCAATCAATGATCGCGGATTCCGTGTGTTTCAGTTCAATCCACTTACCAGTTACAGACCCAGTTTTCCTGACATTGAGATACTGGATGTGTATCATGAAGTTTCGTGGTACGCACCCAAACTCAAGAATGGTCAGCTGCTGGCGGTACCTCTCAACAACGAACCTGAACCGGACTGTGTGTATTTTGTCAAAGACATCAGTCGTAACTGTGAAATAGTTGACTACAACAAGGCATGGTGACATGAAACTCAAACTTAGAAAAAACAACATAGGTGGGGACATTGTGGTTGACAATGAAGTTTATTGTGTACGCGACAATCACACTTTGAACAATCTAGTGCTCAGTAGTACGCGATTGCATCCAGGAAAACAAACACGTGGACACCGCCATGCAGGACAAGAGGAGGTATACTTCTTTGTGGGCGGACACGGCAAGATGATTGTGGGCGACGAAGACAGTGAACCGTTTGAGGTAGGCAGCGGTGACATTGTGCTCATTCCTGATGGTGCATTCCATCGTGTGATCAATGACGGTGAAATAGACATGTTGTTTAACTGTGTGTTTGATGGAAAACGAAACCACTGAAAGTCAGCTTGAACCTGGGCAGTCATACATCTATGAACGTGTGGGTTACCGGGTGTATGCTCGCAAAACTGGCACTCAAGAACGTGTGTTGGTAAGTGAAGATTTTTCGCTGGATCGGCGCATGCGAGAGCTAGAACTGGCCAATGAGTGGGCTCCAATCTTGATGGCTGCTGACACTAACACAGCTTTACAAGAGGCCTTGAAGCAAGTTAAAATTGTGTATGAATTGACAAAACATGAGTGACAAACTTTCAATACAGAATGAAATGCGCCAGTTTGATCTCAAATCAAGATCATTCTACGACGACCTCACCGAAGACGAACGCAAGAAGTTCAGCAACTATCTCATGATACGCTGGGGATCGTCAGTGCAGGGATCACGCGAGCTGCAAGAATACTATGTAATTGCCACCAACGAATGTCTCAACACACATTTCTTCTCAGTGAATCGTCATCCCAAACTGCAATGGCTCATGGCCACAGCGGTAAGTCCAGATCTAGGTGCGCAGCGACATCAATGGATTGCGCCCAAGAAAAAAGCAGCGGGACAGAGCGCCCGTCGCAAACAACTGCAAGAAATTTTCCCACACTATCGTGATGACGAAATAGATGTCATGATGCAGATAACCACTGATCAAGAGCTGCGCCAATACGAACGAGACAGCGGTCAAGACAAGAAATGACCTTCAAGTGCGAATACTGTGAACGCACGTTTCAACGTGAACAGAGTCTTGCTGTGCATGTGTGTGAACAGGCACAGCGTCGCCGCAACCAAAACAATCGTGATGTGCAGCTAGGCTATCAGGCCTTTCTACGTTTTTATGAAGCAGCTCATGGCAGCAGTCGTCTCAAGACCTATGAAGATTTCTGCCGCAGTCCCTACTATCGAGCCTTTGTGCAGTTTGGTAGATACTGCATAGACATACATGCCTTGGATCCCGAACAGTTTTTGAACTGGCTGCTCAAACACAACAAACGCATTGATCGTTGGTGCAGTGATCGACTGTACACAGAGTTCTTGACACAATTTTTACCTGCTGAAAATCCCGGCGTGGCACTTACTAGGGCCATAGAGTACAGCATTGAATGGGCCGAACGCAACGAAGCCGCTGCTCATGACTGTTTGAGATTTGGCAACGTCAATGCAATATGTTATGCTATTACCACAGGCCGTATCAGTCCCTGGGTAATATACAACTGTGAATCTGGGCAGCAGTTTTTGGATAATCTTTCAGCACAGGAACTGAGTTTGATATGGCCCTATCTTGACAGTGATGTTTGGCAAAAGAGATTTGTGTCATATCCGGCTGATCAAATCTGGGTCAAGGAAATGTTGACTCAGGCAGGATGGTAGAAAGTTACCGAGTGAAATCATGAGCGCAGACATTGACATTGACTTGGCCAATCGTGATCAAATACTAAACTTGATTCGGCACACGCCAGCACGCCATACAGTGCAGGGGCAAACACGCCGCCACAACAGCGGTGTATATGTGACAGACATTCCGCAAGATCCAGTCAACGGTTGTGCTGCCATTGACTACGAAGAGGCCGAACAACGTGGGTACTTCAAGATAGACTTTCTCAACATGAGTGTGTATCAGTTGGTGCGTGACCAACAACACCTTGATCGTATGTTGAGTCAAGAACCACCTTGGTCCCGACTGTGGCAGGATCCAGAATGGGCCGCGCAGTTGGTGCATGTGGGCAACTACACAGATCTACTGGCAGCAATGCGTCCCGACAGCGTCACAAGAATGGCAGCATTTATAAGCATCATTAGGCCAGGCAAAGCGCATCTACAGCGGCAGCCTTGGGACAGGGTGTTTGCTTCGGTCTGGGATGGCGACAACAGTCGTGGATTTGTGTTCAAGAAGTCACACGCTGTGAGTTACAGCATGCTGGTATCGTTGCACATGAATCTGCTCAATCAAGACGTCGTACCAGAGTGATGCTTTTGCGTTTGGATTTTTTGCGGGTAATATCCAGCAGACTACAGGCAGGACCGTGAATAATTTCAAGATCTTTGTTGACAAAAGTGCGCAACGTGTGCCTAAATTTTCGCCAGTCTTGGCGCAGGAAAATGTTGATAGGAATGCTTCTGTTGCTCTCCCACCACCAAATTGAAGCTAACTCTAGGAATTCCAATTTGGCATCTTGACTTTGCACACTGCCAAAATCATAAATGGTGGTGACGACATCATCCCTGTTTTGCACAATGCCCACGTACTCTTGATTGGCATATACACACAGGGCAATGAACGGATACTTCTCGGTTAGTTTTTCAAAAATATTGTTACCCATAATACGGCAATATTTATGTGGCAGATTGGGTAGTCATCCAAATCATTAAATATATCAGATATGAAAATCACCATAGATCATGCTTCGGTTGACATCGAGAAGTTTGTTTCAAGATATCAAGCCTGGCACCGCAGCAAATTGATGACTGCCCCGGGCAAAAAATCAGTGATTGATTTTGATCAGCGAGGTCATGTTATTCCTTG